GGTAACGATCCTTCTACCATGTGGGATAGTGATGATCCGCAGAAGGCTATGAACTTCTGGACACGCTCAGCGGTTCAAGGTGGCGGCTTATCCATCCTTGGTGATATTCTGGTGGCGGGTACGGATACTTCAGGACGTAGTGCATCGGACTTTATGGTAGGTCCATTGGGGTCAGACGTTAAAGCGGTACTTGGTTTGACCGTCGGCAACCTGACACAGTATTACGATGATAAGGATACCAACGCATCCAATGAAGCATTCCGCTTGCTCAAGAATAAGATCCCTGCGCAAAACCTCTGGTATACGAAAGCTGCAACCAATCGAATGATTTTTGATGAAATGCAGGATATGATTGCACCAGGATACCGCGAAAAACTTCTACGCAAAGCTGAACGTGAGCATGATCGTACGCGCTTCTGGGGTGATGATGTAGGAGATATTCAAATGCCAGATTTTGAGAGGGTTGTAGAATGATAAAAATATTGGGCTTTATTGCCTACTGGGCTTTAGCTATCACACAGTTTTTAGGAACTTATACCTATTTTTCTGATGTATTAGAGTGGAATGGAGTTATCTCTGTCATTCTTGCTTTAGCAGTTGGGGGTATACCAGTAGTAGGTACTATCTTCGGAGTACTTGGCGCAACCCAAGGCTGGGGATGGGGAATCATTCCAGCTTTATGTTTGTATTTATGGCCCTTTATTTTATTTGGGTTAGTTGCTTTGGTAGGTAGTCGACGATGAAGCAGCATCATTTATTTTACATAGCATCATTTGCGATGGTGATAGCTGTATTGGATTTCCCTTACGGCTATTATCAATTACTCCGGTTTATTGGTTTTTTTGCATTTGGCATAGCTGCATATATTTCATATTCATCAGGACAAAAAATAATACCTTTTGTATTGGGGTTTATGGCCATAGTCTTTAATCCATTTATTAAAGTGTATTTAGATCGTGAAGTATGGGCGGTGATTGATGTTCTATCTGGTATGGGCTTATCAATATGGACTTTTTATTTTTTTAAAAATAAGTAATTAAATACACCCAATTAACCCCAATCAAACCCCCTGTATATATGGCTTATATACGGGGGATTTTTTATGTCGGATGTAAAGAAGTTGCGTTTTCTAAAGCCTGAAACAGTAGAGAAATTAAAACTCTGTATGGAGATGGCCGGCACTGATGCGGTCGATCTAATGACTGAAGCTTATGGTCAGGACGTTTTTGATAAGAAAGGCCGTGGTGACAAAGTGTGGCTATACAAAGGGGCTAAAGAAGCACTGACCTGCATGGAGAAATTAAACCGCGTCTTGCTTGATGATGAGTTGTCAGCTGGCGATGGAAGTGATCGAAAGGTATCACCAGAAGCACAGGCGGCTGCATTGCTTGAAAGTGTGGCCAAAAAACTGGAAGAGCGTAAGCAACGACCGAGCTAATACATGATCAAGGTCAGCTTTGCTGCTTTCTTTCTGGTTTATGCGGAAGCCATGAATTGGGAAGTGCCGGACTTTCATTTGGATGTCTGTGATTTCTTGGAGAATTACGGGCCACTTGGTTTATTGATGATGCCGCGTGGTCACGGCAAATCTACGATTCTGGATATTTATAACGCATGGAAACTATTCATTGATCGCAATCGGTTGATTCTGCACCAGGGCGCAACTGATGGGGATGCTTCAAAGTGTAGCCGTGGTACTCAGCAAGTCATTGAAAAGCATCCATTGTGTCAATTGTTTGGCGTATTTAAAGAACGTGGTGAGTTGCAAAAATGGTGGGTGACTGGATCGGAAGACGTGAGGCACGGCTCACTACATGCGCGTGGCGTATTGTCCAACGTGACTGGTGCACGTGCGCATGAGATTCAAAACGATGATGTGGAAATGCCAGCCAACATCGGCACGCCTGAAGCGCGTGAAAAGCTGCGCTATCGCCTGTCTGAACAGACACACATTCTCATACCAGGTGGACAAAAGCTGTTTGTCGGCACACCGCACACCCATGATTCACTTTATACCCAAGTACAAAAACAGGGTGCAAAATGTATGATCCTTAAAATGTTTGAAAAAGAGAAACGCTTTGAAAATATCAGCGAGTGTTTATCTGACTTCGATCCGGTTTATGTGTTCAGTGGGATCAGTCATACAGCCAAGCTGCTCACACGTGATGAAGATTATGCAGTTTATAAGATTGGCAGCACCTTTAAAGTTGTTCTAAAGGAAACACACTATCTGATCGACTTATACAGTGAATCACTATGGCCTGAACGCTTTACGCCGCAGGTTATGGGAGAGCGCCGTAGAGAGTGCCGGACATTAAACGAATGGGATTCACAGTACCAGATGCATGCCAAGCCGGTGGGCGAAGTTCGTCTTGATCCGGACAAGATGATTCCGTATGACTGTGAACCGGTTTTAAGACGTGCCAATGGCCAGTACATCATGATGCTTGGGGATCGTCAGATTGTCGGGATTACCATGCGTTGGGACCCATCATCTGGAAAGCTGAAATCCGATATTTCCTCAACTGCATTAGTGCTGCATGATGATTTTGGTGCCAAGTATTGGCATAGATCCGTTGCACTGACTGGCGATGTCGTTACTCATGACGCACAAGGAAATATCATAGGTGGTCAGGTCTGGCAGCTTTGCGACCTGATTGAGCAATTCAATGTGCCAAGCCTAACGATTGAAACCAATGGTATTGGTAACTTTGCACCAGCAGCTCTAAAAGGTGCATTGAAAGCACGTCGTATCCGTTGTGGAGTAAAAGAAGAACACAGTGTAGGGAATAAAAACAAGCGTATTTTAGAAGCGCTAGAAGGGCCGTTAATGTCAGGACTTTTATGGGTACATACATCCGTCATTGATACGCCAGAAGAAGGTGAGAACAGTTCAAGACAATATAAAAATATGCGCATGTTTAACCCTGCAATTACTGAACAACCAGATGATGATCTGGATTCATTAGCTGGTGCTGTTACTGATTCACCAGAACGCGTAGGCAAAATACACAGAAATAATGAAGTCAATGAAGGCCCTAATTGGAGAGGGAATAGTGGCGTGATTGAGGCCACTCTAGACTTTGAAAATTAGGGGCAGATCATGGCAGTTCCAGAACAAACGCCGTATATCGAACACATTGGAAATGGTGCAACTACTAGCTTTGCGCTGAAATTCCAGTGTGAATCAAAAGACCATTTAATTGTATTAATTGATGATATAGAACCACCGATTGCAACGTGGAGCTTAACTGGTGGAAATGTGGTATTCACTACTGCACCAGCAGCTGGTAAAAAAATTACATTACAGCGAAATACACCATTTAATCGAACAACTGACTACCAATCTTACAATAATTCATTCCGTCCACCAGCTGTGAATAAAGACTTTGATTGGATCTGGTGGAAGCTTCAGGAATTGGGTGTAGCTGACTGGATTCTCGGTGCACGTATTGATGCATTGAAAAACTATGTGGACCGTAAAGATGATGAGCTTAAAGCCTATCTCATGGAAGAGATTCGTAAGCAGGGTGTAGCTTTAGACCAGTTAGATGATTACTACAATTATCTCATGCGGCGATTAGCTCAGATTGCAGTTGATAAGGGATGGGAAGCGAGTTTTGTTGTTGATGCAAGCGGTAAGACTCAGCAGGAGATTAACGATCTTCGATCAAGTGAAGGGGTCAACATTCTTAGTGTTTACGGTGGTATCAATGATTTTGGTGTAGCGCTTGAACTCGCTTATGCAAAAGCAATGACAACAGATTGTAGAAAGATTGTTATCCCTGACCGAACTTACTCTGCTAAAACAACTGCAAACCTAATATTATCAAGCAACTTTACACTAAAATTTAGTAATGGGGTTGTGATTAATGTTGATAACCGTGTAGATGTATTTGATATTACCCAAGGCCAGTACACGCTAAATGTTATGGGTGATGGTACATCTGTATATCCAAACTGGGGGACTGGTTCTGACCCTGTTGCTGTCTTTAAACTCGACAGTCGAACACTCAGCAAGAGTTTGGTAGCATCAAAGATTAATATTTTCGAGAAAAACGGAAATAAGTTTACAAATGGTATTAATGCAATAGGCTTGAATTATTCAACTATTGAGGACTGTACTATTCAAGCTGTTAATCCGCTTGTGAATGCTTCTGCATTATCTGGAACATCCACACATGCAATGGGTACGGAGGTGATTAACTGTAAACTACATGCAGACGATACAGCAGTTACATTAATCAATAATGGTGATTTGGGATGTGAGGGTTGGAAGTTTAAGGGTGGTGAGTATTTCGGTAAAACCGGATTAAAGGTTATTGATAATCTTAATGATAGCAATTACTACCCACCGCTACTGTTAATTGATGGTGTTCATATAAACGCACAGCGATTCTTTAGCTTAAGCGGGATTAGTCGAGTTAAAGTTTCTGCGTGTGATCTGCAATCCCAGGTTACAGCTAACTCAGAGTTTAGAGGACTAATTGAATTTGACGGTGTTCAAGTTTTTGATATTGATGAAACAACCGCGATTTCACAATCAAATACAACAGGTACAGCACCTACAGATAGTTTACCAGTCTACTTTCTTAGAAACTCTGCAAAAGGCAAGACATCAGCATTCCTTGAGTTTGGCGTCAAGAACTATTGGTTACAGCAGAATGCACCGTTGATTGATTTTGATACATCCGTTTCCCTCAATGGGCGTGTTAATTTCGGGAAAATAAATACAGGTGCTTTCACCGGTATTATCGTTAGTGCTGGAAATGCTAAAAAAGTAAGTGTTTCTGCTGAAACAATGTTGAACAATGCTCAAGTTGGAACAGGTTTCTCTACCAGTACAGACATAAGCTTTAATGATGGTACTGGTGTTCTAAACATCAATAGTGCACCGTCAATTGGTGATATTTATCAACTACCAACTTCAATCCTTCCGGATAACGCAACAATCAACCAAATTAAAGTCTCAGAGCAGGCTGGCAAAGAGTTTACAATTATTGTAGATGCTTCAAATGTGACTATCAATCATAGTGCTAACCTCTACACACCTATTGGCGTTCAAAACAAGTTGTTGTACGGGTCAGTGCTTCGGGTCTTGAGCTACAATTCTGATTGGTGTCGCATTCTCAGTGTGAGTCCTCATGCCTCTATGCTACCAGCAAGTGTTCCAGCAAATACCGCAGCTTCCGGTATACACGGTCAGCGAGTATATAGCGGTGGATTTGTTTATGAGTATTTTCAAGGGGTTGGATGGGTTAGATACACAGCATCGTCTTTCTAATCTCTTTTAATACTCAAATAATACTTATGAACCCTGATCTTTAATTAGATCAGGGTTTTTTAATGTCAAAAATAATGGTGGCGGCATGTCCGATCAGAAAGCAGCAGTAATGGAAATGGCAGCGACTGTTTCATCCGCTGCATCAAAAACAACGTATGCGGGGGCTGCTTCTGGTTTTGTCGCATACCTTGCATCAATCGACGTTCTAGCTTGGCTGGGTATTGCGATTGCACTGGGTGGCTTTGCAGTGAACTGGTACTACAAACGACTTGAGAACAAACGAGCCGATGAGATCCACAAACTAAAAGTAGAGCAATGGGAGAAATATTACGATGTCAAACAAGACTAAATATTATGTGATTGGTTCTTCTCTGGTGCTTGCTGCAGGGATGTGGATTACTGGTCCAAGCGAAGAACAGGTGCAAGCCACCGCAGTAAAAGAAGGCTATACACCCAAGCCGGTGATTCCAGTCAAAGGGGATGTGCCGACTATTGGCCACGGCACCACGGTTTATCCGAATGGGGTGCGCGTCAAAATGACCGATCCAGCGATTGACCGCAAACAGGCGTTTGAATATCTCAAATTGCATATGGATAAAGATGCACAGCGCTTCAATAAAACAGTTCTGAATATTCCAATTTCACAGCCTGAATATGATCTTTATCTTGATTTCACATACCAGTACGGCAATGGTGCCTGGTCTGGATCTTCAATGCTTCGCCATTTAAAAGCGCGTGAATATATCCAGGCGTGTAAGTCACTTTTGAAATGGAAGTATGTGGCCAAGCGAGACTGCAGTATTCGTTCTAACAATTGCTATGGCGTGTGGACCCGACAAGTTGAGCGCTACAACAAATGCATGGGAGTGAACTAGATGCCATTTCTATTACTGATCTGGAACAACAAACGCTGGTCCTTGATTGTTGTGCTGTGCATCGTGATTGCCTGCCAGCTATTTCAGGCCAATCGTTTAGCCGGGGATTTGCGCAAGGCTGAAACGACATGCCAGGACAAAATCAATAAAAAACTAAAGCCATATATCGATGCTGAAAAGAAAGCACAGGAGCTGGCCAATAAGGCAGGTGAACAATATGAAGAAGCAAAAGAAGTTGAGCGCGTCAAAACCGAAACTATTACACGTGAAGTGCAAAAGATCGTGGAGCGTCCTGTCTATATCCATACTAATTGCTTTGATGGCGACGGGGTGTCAGCAGTCAATGCCGCTGGTAATACCAGCAAGCCTTAAAAACACCTTGCCCCGATTTACTGGAATTAAAGTCTGGCCAGGCAAAAGAAGTACTGCAGGTGATGGTGGATGATCGACGAAAGTATGTAGATTGTAAGCAGCGCCATACGGCTATAATTGAAATTGTAGCAAAGTCCTCCAAATGAGGGCTTTTTGCTTATAATGAATCAGGTATGTTTTTGAATGTGTACAGTAATGTGTACATAAATATTTAGAAAATTAAATATTAAATAAAAAATATATCTAAATTAAAGATTTATATTCTTAACCATCCATATCGAAAATTATGGTAGGTTTTTCAGAGCATTTTGACATATTTAGGTTTTCTATGTTTAAAGCAACAGCAGCACCACAAGATCCAATGATTTTGCAGTTTGTGCCCATTTTGACACAAGCCTGTGAAATTTTGCGAGAAGAATATCAGCGTTATTGTTCTGGTGCAGCTTTTGATGTCATCAAAAAAAATGATAATTCTCCGGTGACTCAGGCAGATTTTCGGGTTAATACTTATCTGACCCAAGCTTTGGCAGAGATTTCCAGCTTGCCTTTACTGTCTGAAGAAGGACAGGAACATGAACGCCGCTCATGGTCAGAATTCTGGTTACTGGATCCGTTAGATGGCACTAAAGAGTTTTTGCGCCAGCGCCCCGAATTTACCATTAATTTGAGTCTGGTCAGAGGCAGTTTGACCACTTTTGCCATCTTGGCGGTTCCAGAGCAGCAACTGATTTATTTCTGTCCAGAGCAGGGCTTGCCTTATAAATAT